TCAAAAGTTAAATATTTCAATATTATTTCCAAAGCTGCGAGGATCAAGACTGATAGATTTTCCGGCAAATTTTCCAGCTTCAGGGACGGGTTTTACATCTGTGTTTTTTTTCCAAGTGTCAGAATATAAAGAGTTTCCATGAAAAAAAACGATAGCTTCATTTCCCAATTTATCTCCGGATAAAGCATTAGCATCTTCTATTCTAACAACCATTTCGTCTTTCGAATGTAGGATGCAATTGATAACTTCTAATCTTTGATTTGTAATGCCACTGTTAACATTATTATGCCAATACAATAAGCCTGATCCTATATAATCTCCAGTATTTTTTAGCTCACAATTTCGAAGCCTTAGAGTTTGGTCTTGATGCGATCCACTTCCAACTACTGCGTGCTGTATGGTTTCAAGGATACAATTATTAAATTCTATGACGCCTGCACCTGCATAATCAGCATGTACAGCATAGCCACGTCCTTTATTTTTAATGTGAAGATTTTCAAATGAATATCCTCCCATAACCTTTACAGGTTCAAAAGAATTTTCGCCTAAATTGGTTATTATTGTTCCTTCTTTCGATTGCCCTATTAACACATGAGGAATGCCAGAGACCAGTTTTAATTCTTCTATCCACTCACTATTGTCTATCTCAATAAATTGCCTAGCCCCCCGAATATTAGCATAATCTATTGCTTTATTAATGGAGTTAAAGTTTCCGCCTTCTTTGCGTACAGTGAGAGTATTTCTATTCAAAATCAAAGGAAACAAGTCCTCATTTAGCTTTAGATAGTAGTTAGAAATACCATCGCTTTCTGCCAGCGAAAGTCTTATATACAGAGAATTACTCGGAGACTTTATATTAATAACTCCTAATACACTACTTGCATTTTCAGATTGAGAATCTTGGATAAACTGAAAATCCTTATCGTAAAATGCAAATTGTTTATAAAGTGCTGGGATAATATATCTTTTCGATGGTGCTATTTTTATATAATTTGTTGCTTGAAAACCGGCTACTCCATGTATAATATTGCCATTACTTTGATCTATATAACTTTCCGCATTTAATGTGGAAAAATCAATTTTATTATCATAAGAAGAGCCAATATCTGTTATTGTTTTGTTGGAATCAAAATAGTTGACCGCTGCTTTTGAATTTATCGACCGTTCATTATCAACCTGAATAGAAGAAATTGCAGTACCTATTTCTTTCAATTCACTTATCTTCCGAGAAACTCCATCATTGACTTCAATCGTCACAGTATACCAATCATCACCGTTTCTAAAATCTGTTGCAACTGTTGAAATAGCAATATTGTTATTATCTTTTAGATTTACAAAAGTTGCTATATTGTCGTTTTCAACTTTATACCAATAATTTCCTATTGTAGGCGCAATTGAATCTATCTTTGCCAATCCTAAGTACGCTTTCTTTACAATATTGGTTGCCTCTGATATTTTAGCATCAAATTCTGCAATTAAAGTTGATTCTGCTCCCCGATCCATCTTATTAGCTAGCATATTAGCTAACCCACCAATATTCTCCATTGGGATTGATTCATCCTTATGATGATATGAGTCCATCCAATCAAAAAAATCACGCTGTTTCGGTTTGTTACCACTTTCAAATTTATCCTGTAATACTGATTTAGGTACTTTACTCATAACCTTATACTTTTAATCTGATGTATATTACTATTCTATATGGGTTCATAATATCATGTGGCTGATTCTGACCTATTGTGTTTGTTTTACCAAACCTTGCATCACCAGCACCTGTTGTAATAGTAAAATTCCAATCTTCATTATCGGAAGGTGAATCTCCTTTACTTGCTGCTGTTCCATCAGGATTTTGAGATATCGGGGTCGTATCCATTCCATCACCTCCAAATATTTTAAAACTATGTTCAGGCAACTCAGAAATACTAAGTTTATGCTGCTTTTTACCTCCTATTTTTCCTACAGTGTCGAAATCACCATCATTTGGATTCCAACCTAATGGTATACACCCTCGTAACTCGGTTACCTCTTCCCAACCTTCCGGGATTTCATTAACCGGACGCATGAAAAGTACTGCACTTTTTCCATCTATAATAGGTTTCAACGCTTTTTCCATTTTAGCCAACCTTCCTTCTATTGTATTCAACGGCGTAACTCTCTTAAAATCTGCCCATGCATAGAAATTATTAGAAAAACCAAATGCGGCATAACGATAAGATATAACATCTTTTACATCTCCATTTTCAAATTTTAATGGTGTTTTTTCCTCAATAATGATAACGGAATTCTGTTTTATACCTCCATGAAAGTCTAGCAATTCACCATTAATATTAACTACCCCATCAGAGACTTTTGCCCCGGAAATTTCTTCACATCCTGAGATAATAGCCATATTGCCCGCCATTCTCCCAACACTTTCCACAATAGAATAAGCGTCTTGTATATTTGTAAGGGTCTCAGTTGTGAATTTGAGCCCTCCTGTTTGGTTAAAGTTAAATCGCTTCATATAGTTCTATTTTATATCGCTTGCTTGCTAGCCGATAGAAATCGACTATGTCTTTTATGTTTTCTAAATATGATTCCAAAGTCTTTGGTACTTTTACCACAAAGTCTACTTTTTTATCCGAAAATTCTGATTCCGGATAAAGAATTAATTCACCCAGATACTGAGGCTTATTTTCTGCATCAGTGTAGATATAGATTTCTTCCTTATCGCTCGAATCCTCAATAAGTATTCTCCTGTCAAAATCAAACTTATCATTTAATATTTTACGTAAATAACAAACCTGACTGTTATAGGTTATAGCTTCTATGTTGCTTTTCCTGTTGGCTATAAAATCGTCGTTAACCTCTTCCAAACCATAAGTAATAACATTAGTTATAGCCATTAAGGAAGGCGAGCGGAGAAAGGTTGGTAATAACAACACTCCGAGCTTTCGAAAGTCTACTTTATACCACATTTTTAACTTCGTATTTGATTTGTGTTTTCTCCCAATCTACTTCAAAATAGCCTGATTCCGGTATTTTTGAAATGGTTATAGGTGTAGGATCACCGTAACCTCCTTTACCTTCATCAATCCATTTAGACTCTACATTGTATAACCACGGGTCAATAACTCCTTCAACTTTCTGAAGCTTATCGATGAGCTTATTGAGCATTAGCTCGCCATTAAATGGCAGTTCTTTCATGAATTCATTGATTGCTTCATTAACAGGCTGATTGCCTTGTAACTTATGGTAACCATTTCCATCGAGAATCTTCGAATCTCTGAATATCTTGATATTGAGTGTGAGGATGTCAGGAAGGTAGTTTATTACTGTTATCTTAACACCTGCATCTCTGTACTCACTTACATATTGCTTAAAACTCTCGGCCTGTGATTCAGTGATTGGGGCTAATTTCCCACCGTTTTCGGTAGCAACCTTTAATATTAGTCTGCTTTCCTCTGAATCTTCTGATATAGCAGCATATTTAATGATTTTAGAAGCTTCTATCTCATCCTCTGTTTTCCCGGTGTTATCGAATATATCGGAATCGGGCTGTAAAGGAAAAGCATACTGAAATGACTTTGCTTTCTTACCATACCAATGTAAGGTATGTGCTTTCTCCTGTTTAAGTAGCTCAGCTATTTCAGATGCATGTATGCCAAAAATTTGCTCATGGGTATAGATTGCAAATGCAACTATATAGAATAAAAGACGCCATATTGCTGTTTTTGAAGTCGACGTCAGACCATTGAGAGACTCTTGTCTTTCCTTCTCGGTTATTATTTGGCTAAATATTTCTTCAATAGTTCTCATGATATCACGAAATTTCCTTCAATTTCCCAGAAGTCAATACCTTCAGGATAGTTTATTTTTTCATTATAATTTACTGTAGCAGGTTGAATTGATTTTGCAGCATAGTAATTTTTTATATCTGTATTGTCTGGTGATTCTGTTTTGGTTATTCCAGTTCCCGGCTCTAATGCATCAGTAATGCTAATACCGTTCACAAATGCCATTTGTATAGCATTGGCAGCATCTCCTGTAGCCTGTAAAGCAATATCTAAAAGTGATTGATTATGTAGTACTATTGCTGCCATTAGTGAAGTCATTGTAAGTTTCCTTAGCCTCTTTTGCTTTGTTTACAATCTTTTTTAACATTCCCCAGATACTGAATCCGGCACGTGGCAAATTCTCAAAGAATATCGAGTAAAACTCAATTGCGGAGCTAATGGCCATTGCAATAAAAGTGAGGGATATTTCGTGGTCTATCCAGCTTAATTCAAAGGGTTTAACACGAAATATGAGTTCTATAAACCACGACAGAATTATAAATAAAAAGTAAGTGACAATTTTTATAAGGCTTAAGCGTGTTTTCTCACTTGTAAAGCCATTGGTTCTGAATTTACCTTCTTTTTTTTCACGCTTCCAGATTGCCCATGAAGCCAAAACTCCTGTAATATAATCAGCCATAAGAAGCCCTAACAATAAGAATAGCATTAAATGATAGCTACTTAAGGAGATAGATAATCCCATTGCAGGAATCAGAACGGTAGGCTTTTTGGCTGCTGTAATTATAGTCCAGACATACTTTCCATATATATGTAATTCTTTCATTATATGTTAATTTTTAAGTTTTCGTAACCTCTGGAAAGATCAATGTCCGGATCCGGATATCCATCATACTCCAGTTGTATCTTTAAATCACGTTTAAACGCCAGATCATTTTGGTTTTTCTTTAGCTGAAGTACTGCCCCAAATCCAAGTAATGGATATTGTTTAAATTCTCCCGGGCATGCAATAACGATATCCTTTACATGTTGCTGATCTGATTCATCAATAACAAAATCACCATTTATAATCACCAGTTCACCTGACTCATCTAATTTTATATCCTTTCTCATGCTATTGTATTTTTCCGGTTCCTGTAAATACTCCCTGATTAGAAGTTCCTGTAATCGAAATTGTAAGAGACTTTAAATAAGCTTCAAAAGCATCAGCAAGTTTTATGGCAAACTGTTCTTTTGCCTTCTCTTCATCCGTTTCTTCCCGGAGCTCGTCCTGGATCTGAATAATCTTCTGTACTAAAATTTCCTTTTCCATTACTTAAGGAGTGCCTGTGAAGCTTCTTTTAATTCATTAAACTTTAGTTTATCTGCAGGGGAAAATTTACCTGGTCCGGAAGGCGTGGTAATGATTGCATTTTTTAGCTGATCAAAGCCTTCAGAGAGTATTTTTTTTAAACTGCTATCCTGGTTGCTGATTTCAAATTTCCCTCCGGACATTTCAAACTTTGCTCCGGATATGGTCATGATCACTTTGTCAACTTCAGTATACTTTACAATAGCCGTTTCAGCAGCTTCATTTTCCACAACCAGGCAAAGAACCTGAGAACCTATTTTTGGATAGATCAGAATCTGATCATCAAAACTCTGGTCAATTGCACTGAGGCGAACATCCTCCAGATCCGGAAGATCTTCACGCGATACAGTACAAGTCATTCCTGAAATAGAAACTACAGTTCCGATGGAGGTTTGATATTTTACACTTCCGGATCTGGCAGCCTCATTTCGGATTACCTCAAGAAACTTTTCCACGGTATTTTAATTATAATAAACACCAGAAGTCCCCAAAAGACGATTTTCCCCAGTGTGAGATAAAATATTTGATACCTGGTAAGTTCTGCAGGAACTTCTACCAATTTTTCTACCGGATAAGGAACCGGTGTTTCTATAGTCCTATTGGTATGCTCTTTTATATATTTCTCTTTCCACTTTAAAAATAATTCCTGGGCTTCTGTAATAACCTGGACTGATAACTTTCCGTTCTCCAGGGAAACATTTGTTTTAGCATTTTCCGTTTGTTTAGTTACCGGATCATGCAGTACCGGCTTATTGTTTACGCATTCAATCCAGGCTTCGTAATAAACAGAATCCGGTTTGCTTACCAGGACAGTGTCTCTTTGAAAAATTGTTACTGTTTTAGTAGTACTGGTGCTATCCTTTGCTTTTACTACTACCGGCTGCGGTACTGGTATCGCTTTTCTTTTTGCGCTGCACCCGGGGAGTAATAGTAATATGACCATAAGTAGGCCGATTATATTCTTCATTACTTTTAATTTTAAATGATATTTTGTTTCTTCTTTTTATTCCGTCATTTTCGTTAATGGTTGTTGTAACACCATCAATAAAATACTGGCCGTCACGATATCCTGTAGGGTAATTAGGATCTTTTATATTTGCTGAGTCTCCGGGTTCTGTCCGGGGAAAGAACCAACCATCTATACTACCTTCATATCCATCAAAAACCATTGAATTGTAGTACTTCTCTGCCCATTCTTTAAGCTGCTGTTGATTGAGATTTAAAGGGGCGTGCAGCGATATTTCACTTTCTCCCGGATCACCGAATTCATAGGTTACTTTTTTGCTGGCACTTCCTTTTTGCATGGACACCGCCTTAATAAATCTCTTCCTTGAGTCTTTGACTTTATACTTCAGATCTGTACTCTCCCGGATGTTTTTTCCAAATGTGAAATCATGCACCGCCTGAGGCTTGAAATCCACTGTTAAACCGGCATAAAGCTTCCGATCTTTAAAGAAGCATCTAACCATGTACTTTTCCTTTAGGCTTTCAATTACCTGGTAAGGGGTTGCTCTCTCGATCTGAAACTTTCCCAGAGGCATATCCAAAGCTTCAATTTCATAACCCGGAGCGATGAACTTCAGAACCTCTTTTAAGGTCGTCGATGAAAATGTTTTATTGATCATCGGCATTTTTTTTAGCTTCAGCATTTCGTCCTCACACTCCAGAATAATTGGTATTTCAGCACCGATATCGGTTATGTATCCTGAAAACTCTGTATATAGTTCTCCATTATATCCGGCCTCAATCAGTATCGGATCATTTACCTGCAGATAATCCAGAAGATTTTTCTGTGCAATCGATTCGCCTTTATCGTTCAGCTTAGCATTTTTAAATTCCCGGGGCAGCTCTATTTTTGCAGTATCTGAAAATTTTTCAATAGTGCTCTCAATGGTAATTGATTTCACAACTGAAAACTGAAGCTTTCCGGCAATGGTAATCCTGACATCAATGTTATAATAATGATAGTATGACATTATTCATTTGGCTTTAGAAGTGTATAGGTTACCGGATTAATACTGCTGGCCTTCAGTGTAAACTGAATAGTGTCTGCAAAGCCTTCAACCGGAGTAACATCGACCGATTTTAAGTAAATACTCTTAATATCCTTTTCATAGAATTGACGTCCTACAACCGAAATAATGTCATTATAGTCAAAGAGCCGACAAAGCTCTTTAATCTTATCAGAAGGATAGTTATGTGTTTCAGTATCGATCAGTATTCCTCTGATATCTATGTTCCAGGGTTTAGTTCCCCAGCGTTCGATAACTACAGAATCACCTCCGGAGACATTGGTTTCAATCAGATTCTTTTCCCTGGTAAAATTCATCATTAGTGGTGGTGCATAAATGGAAGATGTATCACCCTCAAGCATTCCGGAGAACTTTAACTCTTTATTGTTATACTCCAGATAAACCTCTTCAAAAGTGTCATCAAAATCCTCATAAACTTCTACCTGGTACTTGTTGTCTTCTTTTATAGCCACTACCTGGTTAATCTTGTTACTAATGGCTATAATCCCAAAAGCAGCTGCATACCTGGCAGCAAGATTAATCACAATAGATTCCCCGTTTGTCATAACATATCTTTTTTAACACTTAAAAGCCCTTTGTCTGCAAGCCAGCTGAGCTGTGCCCACTTCATTGCCCATATATGATCCGGAAGTTCTTCAGGGAAAGGTATATGAAGGAACAAGCTCAAAAGCGCGTCAGCCTTCATATACAAATCACCGTCATCTTTATAGTTTAGTCCGGACCAGGCTTCTAAACTTTCCCAAACTTTCCCGTACGAATCGGAATAAGCTCCGTTAATAGCCCTGCTGCTGCATAGAATAATCCATCATCAGCAAGAACCTGTTCCTTACTGGTAAGTACACAATTCTTTACCAGGATCTCCTGACCTTTTTTAGGATCTGAAGTCATAAACTTCATGCTTTGACCTACCACTGATCTGGTAGGGATAATCGCAAGCACTTCGATTTCGTCATTACCATCGTCGTCCAATGGCAGAATTAAGGATTTTAACTTATCTCCATGCTCCTTCTTCAGGGCTTCTTTTTCTTCTTTTGATACTTGTTTAACTGACATTTTATACTTTATTATAGATTAATTAATAATTCTGGCTACGGTTTGAGCACCTACGTTCAAATCGACTTTAAGAGCGAAAAGCTCATACTGCTTCTCAAGTCCCATATCACCGGTAACATCACGACCGTCACTTTTGAATTTTGCCACAATACGATCAACAACAATCATATTATAGTCATTCACATATTCTGTAGTGATAATAAAAGGTTTAATTTTCCTGATATTACCACCAGCAGCAACTTCCAAAGGAAGGATATCAGCCATCATGACTGTCATTGAAGCACTTGGTGTATTTTTACCATGTGACCAGGAAGTGGCATCTACACTCATTGTATGATTGAGCTGGTGTTCCTGCTCATTACCATAAGTCAGAGATTTGACATTGATCGGTACACCGTTGATTTGTGTCTTTACATCAACACTATCATAAGCCTTTCCATTTACGATAATATCACTCATTACAGCTGTGTTTTAAGGTTAATAGTTCCGTTAATTTCCCCGATACTGCCTCTCGGTACTATTTTGTATCCAACTTTCAGTACCTTTTCCACAAGAAGATCACTGTTTGGATCCACATAGGTTTTCCCGGTGGTAATTTCTCCACGTCGAACCATGTCAGCAAATACACCGTCACCAATCGATTCAAGAAATATGACAACACCAGGGCTCATTTTTCCTGTTGTTGCATCGACCATGTAATTTGTCTTTACTTTCGGCAGATAAGCAGTTCTTAAGCTTCTACGAGCTTTCTTACCTGTACGTCCATAGGCTACCGAATGCTCATTGATATTGTTGTCATCGTCCAAAACAACCGGAGAACACACATGATCATTATTAAGCCTTACTCCGGCCATTCCTGTATAAGTAAGCCCAAAGACATAACCTTTGTTTTCCAGTGTCTGCAGATCCGCATACTGCTCAGTATTCTTTTTATGGTTTGACAAAGCAGGATTAACTAAAAGCTTCTTAGCTTCGTGAGTTAAGTTTTTGGTTTCGTTTTCCCCGATGTTTTGATTGACAGTACAGGACGCACAAATTCCCAGGGCAGTGCCTATAAAGGCATATTTTTGAGCACTCCCGGTTCTCTTGGATGCGATATCATAATCCTGACCGATCACCAGGGTAACACCTTCAGCTGATAAGTTTGGGATATCTCTAAGGTCTGCAGCAGTTGCAGCAGAACCACCATAGCTGTATCCTTCCAAAAAGACTGAAACCGGCATTAAATTTTCTTCAGACCATTCTTCTAATAATTTTGCCTTAGCAATAGAATTATAGACTTCATCCGGAAGACCATTTAACATGGTAATAGTAGCACCTGCTGCCAGGTTAACCCCTATTGCAATTTGCTTTATTTTTCCTTCTGCAGAAATAAGTAAACTTTCAGCCGGACCTTCACAAAGCTCTGTAAGCTTTTTGGTTTGCTCAGCCAAAAGCAAGTGAAGCTCAGTGCCTGATCCTGCCAGTCGGAAAAATTCAGACAAATGTTCATAGACGTGAACGTTACCTGTCTGATCATACTCTTTTGTAATTCCTAAGCTTTCTACATTTGAAAGATTATAGACCACTACAGGAACTCCAAATTCAAGGTTTGAAGGTTTAGGTCCGGTAAGGACAATTCCACTAATGGAATCATCACTTCCCAGCCTGTTAGCTCCAACCTTTCCCTTGACGATATTAACTCCTTTAATATTTGACATTGGTTAAAATTTTAGGTTGTTGGATCATCATTCCCGGCATCGATCTTTTGACCTTGTTTAAAGGTTTCGATCTTACCGATTGTTTTCCCTTCTTTATCTTTCTCCAGACTATAGTTTGCCCAATTGATATCGGTGAACCAATCGCCTTTTGGATTGAGATGAAGAGCGGGTACATTAGGGTTCTCTTTTAGATAACCCGCTGCATATTGTTTTTGTGCTTTATTTGCCATAATAAAAGAGTTATTAAGGGGTTGGGTTTCCAGAAATAACCGCACCGAAACCATGATCTTGTTTTTTATCTGTAAGACCATAACAGTGAAGCCTTAATTCCGCTGTTGGGTTCTTGCTTCTGGTATCTGTACTCATTGGCTTTAATAGTGTCGTAACACTTTCAATGTGATGCACTGTATTTGGTGCATAAAAGAAAATAGAAGAACCCTGATCTCCCGCAGCCGGTAAAGATCCTAATGGTTTAATGACACCTGCCCCATTGTACAATGGAGTTTCGGTATTCTCAAAAATCTGAAGATTAAAGAATCTTTTCAGTTCTCCTGTATTTTTGTCGATTTCCAGATCACGGTAATTGTTTGTACTGGCTCTGTCAAACACCAAATCGGATTTATGTTCATCACTTAAGATGAAATAAAAAGCGGATTTGTTGTTTAGATTTAACTTAACCAATTCCTCAAAGAGGAATGTATTTAAATCGGCATAAGTCATTCTTAAACGACCATTGTGCTTTTCACCTGTAGTTCTGATTACCGGCATTGCATCAGCTTTATGCTGCTTTGGAGCAAGTTTACTCATTGCATATCTACGAACCCCAATTTTAAAGGAGTTGGTGTGCTCTACTCGAATAGCAGCTTCTCTATCATAAGCCATCGCTCTTAACTCAGCATCATTGTAAGCTGTTGGTGTCGTATCCAGTTTATCCCATTCAACAAGACCTTTTTGCCCGGTCATTTGTTTTGGTGTAAAATCTACATCGGCATTCACCACAAAATCAACATTGTTAATCAGCTTGTTGAATTTGATACCATCAGTATCAATAGCTGCTGGATTCGGACGTTTTAACACTCCGATAAAGGAGTCATTATAGTTTCTGAAGTCCTCTAATAGTTGCGGATCCACATAGGTCTTGGTCCAGTTTCCGTCTACTAATTCCATTATTTACTATATTTAGCGTTAAACAATTTATCGAAGGACTCTTTATCGTCAGTGGCCAACTTCTCCAGACCTTTAGGGTCTTCTTTCTGCCACTTGTCTAAGTCCCATGCTTCACGACCTGCTACTCCGGCTCCAGGTATCCCGGTTTGGATATGTGCCGAAATATTAGGTGCTGCCGGTTTGTTTGAAGATTTCAGCACGTGTGCTAAAGCTTCAATTCCGGAATTTTCTCCGATATTCTCATACACCTTTCTTTCGTCCTCAGTAAATGCTTTACCAGCACTAGCTGAAGCTGTTTCAATCATCGTTTTGATCTGACCATCCTTATAGGCTTTCAGGTCATTCTCTGCTTTGGTTCTGGCTGCTTTCTCTTTATCCAGAGAAGCCTGCAGATCGTTCATTTTTCCCTGTACCGCATCTAATACGGCGGTATCTGAGCTTTGTGCGTTAACTACCGCACTTAAGCCCAATGCTGTGATAAGCACTTGTTTCATATTGTCGATATTAAAATTTGAATTATCTTCAGAGGATTGCTGATCATAAGAAGCCAGAAAAGCTTTTACAGCAGGTTTTGATATACTCGTAAGAAGTGCACAGGCATACATGTTATATACTTCTGTTTCTCCCATTTCTTCCGGTACAAAAGCAGGATATACAGTTTCTACTGCTGCCGGAATAATTTCAGAAACGATTCCCAGATCCTTAGCTTCCTGAGCATCCAACCATGTATCAGATTGAAGCCACGTAGTAACTTCAGCTTTTGTTTTACCGGTTCTCAGTACCAGTTTATCAATAAAGTTCTGCTCCATCATACGAAGGAGCTTAGCACTTGACTCGTGGTCTTTTGCATTGCCATAGGAACCGCTGGAGGGTGCGTGAATCATTACGTATCCGTTGTTTACAATTTTCACAACCTTGGAGGATAGAATGAAAATCGCACCCATACTTGCAGCGAGTCCGTCTATAATAATAGTAATGTTTGCAGGGGATCTTTCGACAGCATTACACATAAGGTTTCCGTCAAATACACTACCACCATAAGTGTGCAACCTAATAGTGATATCAGAATAAGAACTTTCAAGTCTGGAAAGCCAGTAAATAAACTCAGTACCATCACCGCCCCAGATTGTTCCGTATGCTGTTAAAACGTTGTCTTTTATTCCAAATATCATGTGCCTGAATGCTTTTGATTAATATTTAAAGCACAAACATAAAGCGCTGATTTTGCGATAAATAATCTTTCAGAAAGCCTTGCCACTTTATTAGAAAAAACACTGAAACGTTTGGAAGTTTGCCTAAAAGTGTATTGTAATTATGGCAAAAGGACAAAGGGTCAATAATGAACCACTGCGGGCACTGGCCGAAAAAATGTTTGTGGAGGAAGGCATGACTGCAAAGGCTATTGCAGAAAATATTGGCGTTACGGAGCAGACTGTTGGACGGTGGAGAAAAGGTGTTCAGGGAGATATCTCCTGGGACGATAAAAGACAACAGTATTTATCAGCACCTAATAATATTAAAAAGGTACTCATGAAAGAACTCGGAGATCTCTCCGAGGGAAAAGGTGCAACCATCGATGTAAAAGCTATTTCAGCAGTAACAAAGGCCATTGAACTGTTATCGGATAAAGTATCCGCTCAGATCGTTATGGCCGTGTTCAAAGAATTTGATTCCTGGATGGCGGTTCAGGATCCGGAGATTGCTGTTTCATTTTTGGAATGGCACAAGATGTTTCTTCTATATAAAGCACAACAGGAAGGGTAATGAGTGATGTAAAATTAAATAGACTATTAGAAAAAATGCTCCGTGATTACGATGAGCATTGTAAGTCTATACATCAAGTAACCGGCGTTGGTTTAAATCCAAATGAAACCCCAACACAGAGAAAAAAACAGCGTGAAGAGTGGGAGAAAGATTATATCACCTGGTTTGAAAAAATGTTTCCACATTATGCAAAAGTACCCTGTGCATGGTTTCATAAAAAACTGGCTAAACTCATTATTGATAATCCGGTATGTGATGTCCTGGCAGAAATCTACCGATCCGGAGCAAAGTCTGTACATATATGCCTTGGTATCCCGATGTACTTATATGTTACAGACCAACTTCATTTTATGCTGCTCTTTGGCCAAACGGACCTGAAGGCTAAAAAACTGATTTCTGATATCCAGAGTGAACTGATGTACAATCAGACATTCATTCATTACTATGGTAAAAAATTTAAGTTTGGAGACTGGGCTGATGGAGATTTTACCACTACAGACGGAGTTAAATTTATGACTTCAACTCCTGGACAGTCACCCAGAGGACTCAGGGAGGGAACATCACGTCCTAACTATATTGTTTTTGATGATGTCGACACCAGACAAAGAGTTAATAATGATGATCTTTCAAAAAAATTATTTGATTTTGCCTGGGAAGATGCAAAGGGAACATTTGATGAAGGAGGAAAGTATCGACGATTCATAGTAGCAAACAATAACTTCCATAAAAATACACTGATCAATCAGCTGAAGGAAGAATTTAAACTAATTACTAAGCGATTAAAAGAGGCCGGAATAAAATCTACTTTTTTTACACTCTCTGTCCCGGCGGTAAAAAACCTTACCACCTTTGAACCAAATTGGCCGGAAAAAACTACTGCAGCTTATTGGAGGCAAAAATATCTTTCTACGCCATACCGCTCCTTTATGCGGGAATATATGCACATACACATTGTAGAAGGTACAATATTTAAAAACGAGTGGATCCAGTACAAACCAAGGCTTCAGTTCAGATCATATGATGCCCTGGTATTTTATGGTGACTTGTCGTATAAAGATGCCGGTGACTTTAAAGCAATGGTATTTGCCGGAAAAACTGGTCGTGAATTTCATGTACTTAACTCTTTTGTACGACAAACTTCCCGATACAATGTTGCAAAGTGGCTATACGAGTATGTACAGGACAATAACCTTTTACAACACAACATTCAATACTTCATTGAAGGGCTTTTTGCTCAGGATGAATTTGTAAACGATTTTGATACTGTTGGTGATGAACTAGGCTGGTATGTGCCGGTTGTGGCCGACGAAAAATCAAAGTCCGGAAAATTCGACCGTATCGAAAGCATGCAGGGGTATTTCCAAAGAGGGAATATCTGGTTTAATGAGCAAGACAAAGAATCTACCGACAATAAGGAACTCACGAACCAGCTCTTGGCATTTTCCAAAGGATCCGGAGCACATGACGATGCTCCGGATGCGCTGCAAAGTGCTATAAGCAAACTCAATGTGGCAGCACTTACTAACAAAACACCGATGAAAACTACTTCTCGGAAGGATATTATTAACCGACAAAAAAACCGATTCTAATGGCATTTATAACCGATGACGATTACACCGTACTGGTGCGTAATGAAATAAAAGATATTCTTTTGGAGAACTATACGGAAACCAAATTAAGAGCTGCTGAGCAAATGGGCATTTCTCAGGTGAAAAACTATCTCTCCGGGAGATATGATATCGCTGCCATATTTTCCAAGTCCGGAGACGAGAGAAACAGCCATATTGTAATGATCGCTTTAGACTGTACACTTTATCATTTGTACACGGCTACAGCTCCAAGGAAAATGCCGGATATCAGATCTCAAAGATATCAGGATGCTCTTGACTGGTTAAAAATGGCAGCAGAGGGGAAGGCTACTGCTGACCTCCCAGTAAAAAAGGATGATACCGGAGCAGACCTTAAGAGCATAAAGTTTACTTCTAAGTATCCACCAAGTAACCACAGGTGGTAATCTTTCCGTTTAAACGGCGTTTAAATTCAATTTTAAGACATTATAAATAAATTCTCATGAATATACTCGGATTTAATTTTTCAGTTAAAAAAAACAGCGTTTCTGCAAAATCCGAAACACCAAAGTCTCAGGGTAAGAAAAACCCGGCTATTGTTAAGATTGTAGAGGCTTTTAAAGATAGTTCCAGAAAAGACATCGATAAATGGAGAAAATCACTCACTGCCACACTAAGCTTAGAGGATCCTAAATTTAATCAGTTCCATGATCTGGTTGATGACCTGATGACTGACGGACACCTTCAGTCACAAATACAGATGCGAAAGCTTTCCACACTCAATACTGACTACCGTGCATTAAACCGAAAAACCGGGGAAGAAAACGAAATATTAACTTTTACACTTCAACAGCAATGGTTCTATGAGTTCTTAGGCTATGCTCTGGACTATCTATTAAAGGGAACAACGCTCGTAGAGTTTCAAAGCTTTATGGGTGAGAAAATTGAAATCTCCATGATTCCCCGCAGGAACGTTGTTCCAACCCGTGGACGTATTTATCCGGATGTTCTGAAACCGGAATTTATCAATTACCAGGATGATACTTTCAAACCGTGGTTAATTCAGATCGGTAAAAATTACGATTTGGGGATTATTAATAACATTATTCCAAATCTTATTTGGAAACGTAATGTTATGCAGGCCTGGGCAGAGTTTTGTGAAAAATTCGGACTTCCATTAATTACGGCCACAACCAACACCACGGATCCAAAGGTTCTGGATGATGTACATGAAATGCTTTTAAGCCTTGGTGAAGCGTCTGTTGGAACCTTCCCTCCGGGAACAGATATTAAGTTCCAGGAAGCAAACAGAACTGATGCCTATCAGGTGTACATGCAGTTTAGAAAGTCCAATGATGATGAGATAAGCAAGCAGATCATTGGCTCTACAATGCTTTCCGATCAGGGAACCAATAGAAGCCAGACAGAAGTACATGAGCGTAACCTGGATAACAGAATTGCCCAGGCTGATAAACGTGTGCTACAGTTTATTGTCAATGATCAGCTTTTCCCACTTCTCCGGATGCAGGGATATCCAATAAGTGAAGATGATGTTTTTGAATTTAAAACAGCAGAACAGGAAACTAAATTAACGGAGCTCTGGACAATTACAAGTGGTTTATTAACTCAGGGCTTTCCTGTAGAACAAGACTGGATATCTAAAACTTTCAATATACCGTTTGAAGGCAAAAAAAAAAATCTGACGCCTCCTAATGTTGCTGCAGCTTATCTTCCGGAAAACATAAAAGCACCAGACCGGTACGGATTTGACTGTACATGTGGAAATCATACAATGCCGATCAGTGAAGCTTCACAGAGTAATATTTTAAAATATGCAGAGCAACTCATTCAGGCAATATGGAACAAAGAGGATATTCTGGGCGCTATTGGTGAACTCATCACCAATGAAGCTATAGAACTAATAAAAGGGCTTCGTGATGGATTTGAAACCTTTAATCCTTATACCGGTCCTGATCAGCTCATGCTTCAGATGATGGAGTATAATCTTTTTGACTTTGCAGCAAGTAAGACAGAGGCCAGATATGCTACAATGATGGATCTGTTAACAGACGGAGACAAAGGAATCAGGCCTTTTAATGATTTTAAAAGGTTATGCCTGGAGAAAACAGCAGATCTGAATACAAAGTATCTGCAGACAGAGTACAACCTCTCTATTGCTGTAGGACAAAACTCAGCTTCTTATGTCCGGTTTATGGCTGAAAAAGACACGGTAACCTCTTTTGTGCAGTACCAGACTGTTGGTGATGAAAGAGTAAGAGAAGCGCACCAGATCCTGGAGGGAAAAATCTTTAGCCTGGATGATAAAGAAGCAATGAAGCTCTGGCCACCGAATGGCTACGGATGCCGGTGTGAAATGCTCCAGTATGTTGGAGAAACAAAAGGAAAAGTAACCACAGGAAGACGAGGCACTGAGCTTATGTATGAGCGGGATCCGAAGTTTAAAAATTCAGATTTTGAAATAAACCGGGGTGATCTGAAGGAGGTATTTACAAGTAAACAGTTCTATACAGACAACAAAGGACTTGACAAAAAAATCAATTCCATGACGTACGACAAATACGGCCTTGAAAAATGGGAGGACTTTAAAGACACTTTAAAGCCTATGAAACTGGATAAAACTATTACTCCGGAGAATGTGAAAGACCTCTTTAAAAAAGAGAAAAATGAGGATTATATGGGCTTTACAGATTATATGGGCAGAAAGATGGTACTCCCTGAAAAAACATTTAAAACCCACACATCCGGACATTATACTTCAGATGCTGAAAAACGCCACCAAATCTTCCCGCATGTGAAAGATATCCTGAAGAATCCGGATGAAGTATGGCTTAATGAGCGAAATAAAGGAAAGTACAACTCTCATTATGTGAAGTTCTATAAAGACAGAGCAATTATTGTGAATGTTAATCTGAACAATAAAATGGAAGGACTGGAGATCCAAACCTGGTACAATCTGAAAAGAGACGAAGCCAAAGAGAGACTCGGGCTCAAAATAAAATAAAAAAGGTCTACTGCATAGCAACAAACCTTTTTAAGATCCGGATAATGACCGGTGCGGTGCGTCCCGGTATTCAGTGCTGTGAGATCTTATCATGTAAGCACATATTCATGACCATCAGATCATTATCTATTACAAATATACAAAATTTTTAAATATGGCAACTTCGAAATTACAAATGCTAATCGATCTGAGTTCCAAGCTATTCAATGACAAGTGGGATAAGCTTCAGAAAAGATGGTCTGACGGTGTTGACAAAATGAAGGGTAAGCTAAAAGGCCTGGAGGATAAAATCCCAGGTTTGGGAAACCTCATTGAAAATCTTAAAACTCCTGCTGCAATAGCCGGAGCAGCTATTATGGGGCTATGGGGTGTTACAGCTAAAGCCACAATGATGGCCAATGACTGGCACGTCAAGATGGCCGAGATCAATGTCACCGCCGGACTAGGAAAAAAAGAGCTTCAGGGACTCTCGGATGAACTCTTAGACATAGGAGCCCGGAACGTTGCTCCCCTGGAAGAAATTCCGAAAGCTTTCGGCCGGATTATTTCAGCCGGCCTTGATGTTAATCAGTCTATGCAAGCCCTGGAACCGACACTAAGAGCTGCAAAAGCAGGTTTTACCGATATCGAAACCGTAGCCTCTGCCGGTATTGCTACCATGATGTCTTCAGGAAAAGATATCAACCGGGTGTATGATGTACTCTTTGAGACGGTGAAGGAAGGGAATGCAGAATTTAAGGATATCGCCAGATATTTACCTAAAATTATTCCTTTGGCCAGATCCATAGGTTATGAGCTGGAAAGTACCTCAGGAGCTTTTGCTTCTTTAACTACCAAATTAAGTGCAGAACAGTCCACAACAGCTTTGGAGGGTATTATGAGAACGCTTTCAAATGCCGATGTAGCAATGGGTAAGATCGATAAAAAGACTGGTAAATATGCTAGCGGTTTCCGATCGATTGGGATTAATATATTTGATTCTGCAGGTAAAATAAGACCTCTTATTGATATCGTTAATGACCTCAATAAATCCATGAACGGGCTAACCAACGAACAAAGGATTAAAAAGCTTAGTAAACTTGGTTTTGACCAGTCTACAGCTTTAGGATTCGGAACTTTAATGCAGGATATCGAAGGGCTTAAAAAAGCCACAATGGCAACTACAGATGCACAGGGATCTCTTAATAAAGCATACATGGATTCATTAACACCAATGGAACAATGGAGTGTTATTCAGAATAATGTTAAGGCTTCTATGATCAAACTTGGAGAAAAAGTCCTTCCTTACGTAACATCAGCACTGGAGAAAATGACGCCGTTATTCCAGTGGATGTATCAAAATATCGATACACTTATTCCTGTGGTAGGTTCATTTGTTGGTGTTTTAGGCAGCCTTTCTGCTGCTGTATGGGCTGTAAACGCTGCCATGTATGCAAACCCTGTTACTATTGTAATTGCCGGTATTGCTGCGGCTATTGCTTATATCACTCTTGCTATTCAAAAATATGATGAGTTTGGCGGTATTTTACTTTTCTTATATGGTCCTATCGGGGTTTTTATTTCAGGAATAAAAAAAGTATACGACTCCTGGGGGCTCGTTAAAGAAGCATTTGCAAGTGGTGGAATTGTAGCCGCATTAAATCGGATCGGGTTAGCTCTGGGAGATTCAATATTACATCCTATTGAACAATTTCTGGGGCTATTGGCCAAACTACCGGGTAAAATAGGAGCAGCGTTCACCAATATGAAAAATGGCTTAAATGATTTTAGGCAGAATACAGGAATGGCCCCATCTGATAAACTGATTAAAAAAGCAGAATGGGATAAATATGCCAAAATGGGCCTTAAAAGTGAAGGAGACATTTATACATATCTGCAGAAGCAGGAAGAAGCAAAAAAGAAGGCAGGAACACCAAAGAACCCGGCATCGCTATATGGAACTAAAGGTGGATTGTTTTCTGATACTCCCGGGGGAGATCCTAAAGGTAAAAAGAAGCTAAAAGATGATGTTAATAAAGTAACCGGAGATGCTAAACAGGTGAAAAATATTACAGTTAATATCGACAGCTTAAACAAGGGCGGAATTAATATGAATGGAAATGCTACTGCAGGAATGACATTGCAGGATGTAGAGAACTGGTTTAATGAAGCTATGATGAGAGTCATGCGAAATATTGAAACATCATGAGTTTACAATTAAAAACAGATTTCTTTAAAAAACTCTCTAAGGTGCAAAATCCGGCCTTTCTCAACAGAATGGTAGGTCAGGCCGGAATTATGGCTGTAAACTTCTCAAAAGAGCGATTTGTAAAGAAAAACTGGTTAAATGAAAGTGCTGTAGGCTGGAAAGAAAGAAAAAGACCAGGGAGAGGATCCTTAATGACCGTATCCGGAAGACTAAAACGATCGATCCGGAAAGTTAAACAGGGTAGCTATTATGTTTATATAGGAACTGATGTTCCTTATGCACAAATACACAATGAGGGCGGAAGTATCAATAAAACAGTAACAGTAAAATCATTCTCCAGGAAAAGAACCCAGAGAGCTGTAAGTGAGAAGACCGGAAAAAAACTTAAAAGAAGAGTGAATTCCGGTGAAACATCCATAGTTAAAACTCACACCCGGAAGATGAAACTCACCATGCCGGAGCGCCGATTTTTAGGTGATTCCAAGGTTTTAGCAAAAAACATAGGCGATCACCTCAGTAGAATGTTAGACAATGAAATTTCTAATCTATAATGAAAGCATTTTATTTAAAACTCCTGGAGAAATTCACAGGAGAAATAACAAGTGAAGAAACAAAGGATCTGTATAGATCCAAGGGAATTGTTCCTGTACAGCATATTGATTTATACGCCGGTCAAGATCAGGATCCGGAGTTTTTTGAATTATTACCTTTTCCGGCTTTACTTGTCAGTTGGAGTATTGACTATAAACAGAAACCACCTCTGGCAACAGTAACATTCAGACTCTTGTATGAGCAGCTTAGAGATACCAGTAATCACGGCGCTAACACTTTAGAGGCGCTTAAATTCTTAGATTTCATTGAAATTACAGACGGTATTTTGCATGGTCTGGAAAGTACCCATACCGGAAAACTGGAGAGAGCTTCCGAAGACCTCCAGCTTGAACCAGTGATCACAGATGAGTATATACTGGTATACCAGTGCAGCTACACAGGAAAAGAAAAAGCCCGTGAGAATCCTACGGGCCATTTTGATGATATCGAAATTAAAGGTGGACTATTTAAAGCTCTTCTGGACTAAATTTCGGTATTATCTATATACCATTTTCCGGAGCGTTGCCAAATTCTAAGTCCATAGCTTCCAAGGTCTGTATAGCCATTTAAACGGCGTTTAAAGAATTTTTCGATTCTATCTTTTACAGACTGCGGAAGCTTTTTATCTTCATACACCAATCCGTACATGGTTTTCTTAACAACAACCAATCCGGAATAGTTCAGGTTTTCTGAAGGAGAATCCGGACGATGCTTAAAAACCTCTCCTTTGCTTCTTGACGGTGAAATCTGACCAAAAGAAGCATGAAAGCAGCACACGATTAAAAGCGCTGTCCCAACTTTACAAAAGAAGCCTCCAGAATCCATCTTTGATTTTTGAAATTGAATATTTAGTTTGTATAATAGCATATTCTGATTTGCTAATTTTTTCAGCATCAGCATTCGGATCTATATACTTTTTCCAAAGAGGAAACAAGCTTAAGTACTTACCATAAAGGGTGCGAATATTCCATTTTTGCACTCCTTTTATCTCTAAATCTTTGTTTTCACCTTCCATCACAGTATAATACTGGATATATAAAACATCAGACTGATCAGCTGCATTTATAAATTTGAAAACGTTTTTATCATCATTCTCACGTTCCGGAACCGGTTCATACTTCTTTCCGGTATCAGAAACCAAAGTTTCGATAGCCTGTTTAAACTGCAATGAATCAAGCTTCTTAAATTGCTGAGCAAAGAAAAAATTTGAGATAAGTAAAAAAAACAACATCTTTTTCATAATATACTATTTTATTAAAGGTTCTTCCAGGCTATTACTGCTATCATGATTCCATTCTAAAATTAGCTCATCACCGAGATAAAATCTTTCAATCTCTGGCTTGTATGGATCATTACACTTCCTTACACTTTCAACAAGAGTCGGACACATTGCACCATTTTTCATGTCATGGATCCATAGTTTATCCTGAAGAGCATCAGCACATCTTTTCTTATCAGATTGGGTATATTTTGCCCACCAGTATACATCATTTTGCGTGTGGACAACATACCCTTTAAAGAAAGGAGATTCCAAACAAATCAAATGATGATCTCTGCACCAGTCTTCAAACTTAATAGGATCAAATCTATATTCTTTTTCAGGTGAATGTCCGGAGAGCTCGAGGGCGAGATTATTCATGCTCGGCCTTACTACATTACTACAAAATGTAATATCATGTCCCAATGCTTCTATTTGTATATCCATTGAAACAGTATTAAACACCTGAGAAGTTGTCTCAGGTGTTAGTCTTTTTAATATTTGTTCTGCTACATTCATTCGTTTAAATACTTATCAATTTTATTCTTCAGATTATCAGCTAGAATATAATCTTCAGCTCTGATAGCTGCTTCCAGTTGTTTCTTCCAGATTTCAACCAGTGGAGCCCTTTTGGGATCTCCATCCATTGGATGTACTGGAGGCTCTCTAAAATTAATTGGTTCTCCCATACATCTTACAATAGCTTCTCTCCATCTATCAACATCTTTGCTATCAACTTTAAAAGTTCTGCTATATCCTGGTGGAATCAGGCATATAAATCTCCCGATATTATCACCATCATAGTCCATTTTGAACTCATCCACACTGCTCCAAGACTGACACCCGGAGAAAGAGCAAAATGAATCTGTAATAGTGTCATAGAAGGCAAAACGATTTTCACCTTCAATAATCTGATCTTTTAAATCAATGTAAACTATCATACCTCAAATTTAGTTATTTGTTATGTATCCAAACCAAACAAGATCCGATAAAATAATTTTACCGCCTTCTTTTAATGTAAAATAAAGGTGATTTCCTTCTCTTTTGTAATCCCAGTTCCGAAGCATAGCAGCTCCCATGTGGCCGTTTTCTAAGTGGATAACAAACTCGTCAATTACTGACGATGATTGACTAATTGTAAATTCTGTCATACTATATAATTTTAAAACATCACAAATGTATTTTTATAAAAATTCAAAGCCTTACGGTTATCCGTAATGCTATATGAATCATTGTAATTTTTGGTGTAACTCACCGGTGATCATCCGGTGTACATTTTCTTCATAGCTTCCCGGCTCAAATTCAAACAAAATATAAAATTCTGTCAGAAACCACCAGAGTGCATCAGCTTTATAATAAGGCATTCTAAGTTTAAACGGTTTATTATTAAGCCGCTTGTCAATTGCTTTTTTCATAAGTGATTCCCGGAGCTCCCAGCATATTACAAAAGAACTCTTTCGCATTCTGCCAACACTGGGAAACTGCATCTGATCAATAATAGCCATCATATTATTGATGGCTATTAGTTGGTTATTGTCAATATTAATGGTTATTTTCATATAATAACGTAGTTTTCTTTATCTCTTTTTTTTACGATCAGATCCCTCCAGGAATAACCTCGTTTTTCAAAGTGTGGTAAATCTTTAAAGGTTCTCCAGTTTCCACCCCAGTCCCAGCCGTTGGCCTTAAACACTTCTACACATTCGTACCAGTCTGCAATTCCGTCTCCGTCCCAGTCTTTTTTTGTATCCCAGGAAGCTTCTTTTCCATCGATAATCAACACAATATCCACCGCTAAACCATAGTTATGAATGCTTTGTCCGGCTTTGGCATTGGTGACTGTACCTCCTAAAGGTTTTGAAGCTGAAACATTAGGACCTTTGGTTGTTCTTCCCTGAGCATAAAGAGCTGTCTGCTCCTGGTTGGTTCTTAATCCCTGTGCAATTCTTACCTGAGCTCTGCCGGTTAATCTGGCATTACACTCGTTAATAATTTTAGTTACTTCAGCCCGAACTTTTGGGTGTAGTAATGCAATTCTTTGCTTCGTTACATTGTCCATATTTAAAAATTTAAGGTTAATTGTTCCCCGTTCTTTTCATCAATTTTCTGTAACTTCTTCAGCTCACGATCTGCCGGAATACCTAACCAGGTACTAAAGGTTCTGTAACAAATATTAAATTCTTTTTCAATGAACTTGTAGTAAATTTCTTTGTAGGTTAGGCCATTGCAAAACTTTTCCCGCTTAACAATCTCCTGAACCTTCACGATTCTCTTGTAGTAATTAGTTTTATTGTAAGCCATACAGAAAATTGATTATCTTTGTTGTGCGAGAACAAAGCGCCCGTGGTCTGTATGGCTATGGGCGTTTTAATTTTTTGACGGCAACGGTAATCGGTTCTTATGATACCACTCTTTAGTGCCTGGTATTTTTGCTGCTTTGTCATATTTTGACCTGAGGCTTTTAAACTGCTTAATTAGCGGTTCAAATTCATCTACAGTATATTTGTTCAAAGCTTTCTTAAAAGGCGATTTTTCACGCATAAAAGCGTTAAATGGATCCCAGTTCTGTACATCATACAATCCGATATACTGTGCATCCTTCAAAATTATAGATCGTAATGATTTCAGGTGCTGCTCCTGGTACATTTCCACTACCGGATCAGCATGAACCGGCTGAGGAAAGAATTGATTATATAAGCTTTCAAGCTCAATCGGAGTCAATTCCTCCAGATCTGAAGTTCTGCGAGTATGCAACCATACTGACTGGCCGATGGCAAATTTGCCAAACTTCCGAATCATGTCGTCTTTCATCTGTTGTACATTCGTTTTCATATTCTGTAAGTGTTTTTTCGTATTCTTCAATAACTTGTTCTCTGAACATTTCTACCAGTTCCAAAAGCTGCTGAAGGGAAGGTTTTAAACCTTCAGGAGCGTTTAAATGGTCTTTAAACGCTATTTTTAGCAGCTCTAAAAACTGGATATCGTTCATTTTTCATAATTTTTAAAACAGCCAGGACAATAATCCTGTTTTATCAGATCAAACACCCATCCACAATGTGGGCAGGTTCTCCAGATCTCGTGATTACAAAGAACTGTCAGCATCAATGTTTTCATAGTCTATAAATTGAGCAGTTCCCGAATTCAAATAGAAGTATGTCAGTATTTGTAAATCATTTTTTGCAGGTCCAATATTCAGACTTTCAGAGAATCCGGAAAGGATTTCTGGTAAACCAATGCTATTTAATTTAAAAAAACCTGCAGAGTGAACTTCTGTTTTATCATGCCAGTTAACTGTAACTTGCGAATGTGTTATGTGATCTGGAAAGGTTACAGGTAAATACAATCCTGATTTTTTAAAAATGACATATTTCATTTTGTAATTTTTTTGTTCCCAGGAGCGGAATCGAACCGCTCCAAAAAACCGTTTGGGATGGGTTACTTTGTAATTTCACCGACTTGCTTACTTTCCTCCTCAGTAAAGAAATTACTTCGTATAAATTCATTTGTTGCGATTGATAGTCCTAAAAACGCCTCCTCGCTTACTGTGAAAGAAGTTTCCAATATTTTCCCTCTTTTCAGTTTTTCGCTCTTATAATGCTGCTCCGTTGGTTCTCCAGGTTCTAAAAGTCTTTTAAATCTGACTTCATAGTAATCAAAATGCTCATTATAGCCTACAATTACCCTTTTATTAACCATTTTAACTTCTACAGCGTTTGAAAATTTTCTTACTTTCATTTTTCTACTTTTATTGAAAATTCATGTGATGGGGCAAAATACTCTCTTCCATTATCCAATTTTATAACCCATGTAATCCATGGTTTGAATTGCGAAGAAGGAATTTCTTTAATTAAGTTTCCAATTAATCCTGTTGGAATGTGTCTTAATTTCATTTTACCCTATTCTTAAAGTTTCTTTTTCTACCTGAGCATGATATTGACCACCCTGGATCTGCTGCAAATTTTTGTAATGATCCAGCTCTGTTTTAGACATTTCACCGAACTGACGGTTTCGAACCTGCTCAGGGTGATAAATTCTACTCTTTATAATGTATTGAGAGAAAAATATGTCTTGCAGATCTGCACGAAGCTTGTTCTTTGTCTTGTTGGTTCTTTTTCTCTTTAAACTTTCTGCAGAAAACTTTTTCCACTCCTGGTTCATGTGTCTTTTAAAATACTCATAAGAGCATGAAATCGTAATATAATCCAGGTAATCCAATCTTATAGACAACTCCTTTTTATTTCCTGTATGCAGGTAAACTTGAAATTCAATATCCTTGAAAAAGTAGTTTAATAACTGGCTAAATAGACTCTTATCTAATTCTGTAGCATACTTAAAGTGATACTGCTTTTTTGTTATTTCATCTACCTGGGCAGGATTAATATTATATTTCTTCAGGAGTTTATCCAGTTGGACCTTTGCAGCTTGTTTTTCACCATCAATACCACCATTAACAAGCGCCTGGACTTTAGCAATACGTTCTCTGATTTTATCGTCTATACTTGTCATTATATAATTTTTTAATGTTTTTGTATATAATTTTTACAGAAAATTGTATTCTATTGCCCTCTATTAAGTAGCAAAGGCCAATATTTTACACCGTTTAATTCCGTAGCAGCACCAATAATAAAACAGTTGCAATCTTCAGGAATACTTAGCGTTTTTACTAACTCTTTTACTAATGAAGCGCTATTCATGAATACAGCCTTACAAACTTTTTTGTCTGTTCTGGATTTATATCCGGTAGATGCACTCAAACAGATATACCAATCTTTTGGACTATCCTCATCTTGAAAGAACTGTAATAAATCTTTCTCTGGATCAAGACCAATTTTCTCTACACATGCACCATTAATGGTGAAAAGACCTGTCTTTTTATTTAAACGGATCATTGGTCTGTTGCTCCGCTCATAGGTCTTTGAAAACTGCTTTAGTTTCATATTACTATTATTTAAAAATTCGTTGTTCCCAGGAGCGGAATCGAACCGCTCCAAAAAAACCGTTTGGGAGTGTGAGTTTAGATTAAATCTAAAGCCTCCATATGTCTGTCTAGACACTGAATCATTGATACAGACACCGCAGCTACCTGTATTAATTCTTTTCGATAATTTAAAAGTCTCTGTCTTTGTTCTTCAAATTTTGACAAAGCATTTAGCCCTTGTAGATTATTATCAAAATGAAAATCAACAGCTTCTTTAGCTACTTCTCCAACTTCTTCAGTAAGAATTGCTACCCATTCAATTGGCTTGTGATCCTGTTGTCCCCATTTCTCATCTTGTCTTTGACGTTCTGATCTGATTTCGTTAAATATGTGATTCATAATATTGATTTTCAAGTTTTTTTAATTCTTCCTTAGCCAGTTTTAACCGGCGTTTGTTATCTCTTTTCTGAATATCGTTTGCGATATCATTTTCCAGATCCATAATTTCTTCCTTCAGATCTTCGATCTCTGTCTGGAGCTCGTGGCAGCTCTCGCAAACCGTTTCATTTTTCCATTTACAGGAAAAACCATCATGCAGATCAAACCATTCGCCACATCTACACTTTACTGGCATTTCCATTTCGTCCGGATCTTCCATTTTAGTTGACTTTATCAGAGTAATAGAAATAGAAAACAACACAATCAATCCCGGAAAGAGTAAAATCTTTGTCTTTTCTTTTTACTCCACTCTGCCATAAATGAGGCTTTTTAGGAGTGCATCGTGGGTGATCCTCCTTACAAATCCTTTCAATTTCTGCGATCACCTTATTCTTGAAGCCTTTAAAATCTTCATCCTCAATAAGAGTGCGATCGATGCTCTCCAGATAAGCTTGTATAGCTTTCTCCAGTTTGTTTTTGGCAGAGTAAACCTGCCCGCAATAAGCTAAATACATACTATATATTATTTAAAATTCGTTGTTCCCGCTTACGACTCGAACGTAAGTGCCTGCCTGTCGGGAGAGGGATTAATTTTTGTTTCCTGTGGTGAGAATCCATATAACTGCACCCAGAACCAGGAGCGCTACCACATATTCCACGGCTTCTTATTTTTAAAATGGTCTATTCCCATCATAGCCAGTGTGGTTACACAGCAAATAAATGCTACTATTGCAAGCGCTGCCAGTACATAGGCAGCAAACGGATTATTTGCTAACATTTTCTTCAGGCTTTTCGATTGGAAACAAATCTTCGATAACAGTTCCTTCAGGGAAGTCAACAGCAGAAATAGACAAAGGATAATAAACCTTTTTGCCCTGAGCATTGGTGTACCAACTTTCAATAAAGAAAGCAGATCTTACAGGCCTGAAGGCTTTCTTTATGATATTTACACCATCAGTAAAACGTTCAATAGCAAGTTCGTCCGCTAACTGTTGTAGTTCCAGTACACGGCTGCTCTTAAGGTTGCCTTTTGCATCTTTTTTTAGCAGTTTATTGATCACTGTTACCAGTTTTGCACTCTTTTCATCAGTAGCAAAGCTTTCGATCACTTTGTTAATAATATCAATACCGGCATTTACTGTATCATCCCAGCCATCAATAACACGGTAACCATAAGTAATACCATTCCCTTTGTCATCACTAAACGTATGGCTCTGTTGTCCTTGTTTAACTTCAAAAACTTCTGACTTCTGGTCTAAAAGGAATTTCAAACCGTTGAAAATGTCAAATTTTAACTGTGAAAGCTCATTAGAAACTTTCTTTATAGCAGCTATAAAGTCAGGAACAGCAGTGTTAACCATTTCCTTGTAAGCCTTTCTGTCTTCATCTTTCTTCTGCTCCTGAGCCTGAATACCCGCTTTTAATTCATCTGCAGGAATGTTTTTTAATAATTCTGCTCTTTGTTCTGGTGTAAGAGCTTTAAAATCGATTGTTGTCATTGTTATAATTCTGTTTTTATATTATTGGCCTATATTCTGTTGGGGCTTCATATTTGAACTTGTAGATCAGTTCTTTAAGACAGGGATAAGGATCTAAATCGAACATCACCGGTAATTCTATTATTCTTTTCCGGACATGTAGCTTTACCTCTTCTAATTCCAGGCTTCTGACTTTCCTGTGTAGTTTATATCGCCTGTTGTTCTGTGTTCTGTTGTATCTGGTACATTTCCGGCGGATCTTTCTCTCTTTTGGAGGCTGTTCTACTGGAACCTCCTCCGGAAATAGATCTAAAAGCTGCATGACTGCTATATTTTGAGTTTTTCTCTAATAACAAGACGTTTAACTCTGCGGATATCGTCGATAACTTGAATATTCGCAACTTCAGTCTCAGAAATTCTGATCTCCTGATACATTGGTTTTGCATCAGTGAAAATTCTTTTGCAGGTCGCCGGATCTGTTATTCCGTTTGCCTCACAAATCTTTTTAGTACAATCCATTGTTGCCCCCATAACAGACAGGTAAGAGCGCCCAAAACGGCTTGCAATCTCGTCAAAACCTAACTTTTTAAGACGAACACCTCTTTCAATACGCTCCTCCAAGTGTGGAGATCCTGCAACAATTAGGGACATTTCGTCCTCTCTTTCATTGAATAGGTGAATGAACCAACGAAGCGCAGAATCTTTCAATTTATCTGCCTCATCAATGATCAGCTGTGGTTTAATTGTGGCTCTTTTTCTAAAGAAATCAACTACTAACATTCCTAATTTATCAATAGTAATGATTGATTTTCCGATGTCTATACCTAATTGGGTACATACTTCAGTTAAAAACTCTCTCTTTGCCCACTCTCTGCAACGGATATAGAATACGCCGTGGTCGATATTCATATTTGAGTAGTATTTTAAAGGCTCTGATTTGCCTTTTCCTCCTTTATCACTGATAAACATGAATAGATTGAACCTTTTAGCATCTGAAAGTGTTTTACACACCTTTTTAAGATTTAAAGTTTCAGCAATCTGCCATTCATCACTACTATAACCAAGTGCTGCACCTACTTTTAACCATAGTTCAGGCTTAATCAGGTCCCACTTACCATTCACCATGTGGCTGATGGTAGCAGTTGAAGCTCCGGATTTGGTAGCTACTTGTCCGTAGCTACCTAGCCGGTCTTTTTCTGTATTAATAGCCTTTACAATCTCATTTTTTTGTAGATTTGTCATACTATATAAATTTTAAAATTCGTCGTGGATGTTATTTAAAACAGCATTCTCGATTTCTTCCGGGGATAAGCCGTCTCCGGAAGCTTTTTTTAACGGAACCTCAATTTCTTCCTGATTCCAGTAGCTGTCTTCGTATTCGTTAGCCTTCGTTTTATTGGTATAAATACCCATCATCATAGAATCTTCTCCTACATTAATGATATCCGAAAGCTCTTGCTCTTTCATTGCATCAATCTGTCTTTCTCTTGCCTTAGCCTGGGAAAGTCTTCCAAGCTCTTTTTTAGGTCCGTGGATCATAATATCCTCGAATCTATCAGCAGGACAAAGTGATTTTAATAGCATGTCATGCTCCTCCCATAGATACACCTGGCTTAAATCGTCAAGATCATAAGACACTACCACCTTTTTACCGTGGTAAGATGAGATAACATCATAATAATCGGGGCTAACTTTGTATGTAATCTTAACTCCGGCGATCTCTTTAACAAAGGATCCTTTTCCGGAAAGAGTAATTTCTGTTTTTCTATCGAACAGCATTGATGTTTGCATTGCTGAAATCCAGTTTACAAACGGTTTTTCGCTTTCTTGATGTAGTTCTTTTGGTGACTTGTGTAAATTTTCGTGTTTACGGCTGTAAACGCTGTATTTAATGTCTCTAAATTGCTCTACTAAGGTTTCACATTCAGTATATGCTGCAACAAGGTCAAATCCTGCCTTTTTAGCTTCTTTTTTAACTTCCTTCAGATGTTCGGGTGATCTATGAGCAGTAAGTCTGCGGGACTGGATCCCTTCACCATAATAATACTTACTACCCATTAAAATAACACTCTGGAAAGTACCAAACCAACGTTCTATACCTGCTTTTCCGTTTGCATTGTGTGTAATTTGAATATTAACACCTAAAGCTTCCATTCTCGCAAATAATCTCTTGATCAGATCAGTATTGTGACCAGGGAAACGGTCCGTTACAATCTCATAAGGGAGATATCCTGAAGTTTGAACGGCCATTTTTAAGGCTCTCAGGTATGCATCACTGTTTTCCGAATAGTCAAAAGCATGCCCCAGGATATCACCACTCATCACATCACGTACTGCAATTACATTCAGATATCTGTCTGAACCATCTGCAGATCTGTGAGCAATAATATTAACCCTTGTAGAGTCAATCTGCCATGTATCGCCTGCATATAAAGCATCTGCAAAAGGAATACGGTCTTTAAATATTTGTGCTTTTCGGCTACTGCCGAAACGTTTTTCACCTGTTAAGAACTTAGTCTTTGCCTGTTCGAAGATCTGCATACCAAACCATCTGCGTGTAGGTTTCTTTCTGCCGGTTCTGTCACATGCATCCCATATAGTTCTTGCAATATGTGCATCAGTATAGTTCTGTGACATCATACGAAGCTGCATTGCCCAACTAAATACAACAGGATCATTATATACTTCAGCATTGGAGTTTCCAACACGAGGAAGGCGAATGATTTCTATAATTGCATGATCAGTATCCTCCAGGATATCCACTTTTTCTTTTATCCTAAGTGGGTTATGAGGGAAATATCTGATATCATTGACCTTTAAAATAGGTGCAATATCCTTATAAAGTTTGTTTTTTGTGCCTGGATAGTCCTCTTTTTCGTTCAAAATGAACTCTAAAGTGGCACATGCTTTTGCCAGAGCAACACGCTGAATTTCATCAGTATCTGTGTAAAACTCCAGATAATTGCGGAAATTGTCCTTTAAAAAGCGTTTAAAGCGTATTTCAAGACTACTTAAATCTTTACTCTTACAGACAGCTCTGTACATATCTAAAAGAGCCTCTGAATCGCCAAATAAAGAACGGTAATATACAGGTTTACGATCTGGAATATTATCCAAACAGTAATAAAACTGTCCGTTCTGCTTACCCCATCTCCAAGAACGGCCAGAATCTGGCATGAAATCCTTTGCTTTAGCAAGGTCACATGCACGTACTGTTTTTTTGTATAGGGTACGCTCTTTACGTATTTGATTATCTGAAACCTCACAGACTTCTTCAACCAATCGCTGAGAAAGCCAAATGCTCTCACGGCCACCGGATTGTCTTAATAATATGTCTGTAGGTTGTAGATTCATTTTTTATTATTGCTTTCTAAGCTTTGTTCCCGCTAAGGACTCGAACCTTAGAGTGTGCCACTCGGGAGAAAATCCATACTTTTGCTTTGAACTTAAAATATTATAGAATGGACTTTAATGATTTTCATTCCTGGCTTCAGGAAAAATTCTCTTTCGATTGTTTTGAAAATGATCTTTTTAAAAAAGCGCTTTACTCTGTTTATGAAGAATTTTCAAACTCAAAATACGATGGTGTTAGCTTCCTTCAGTTTTATCAAGACAATCTTTATTCTGAATTCCTACGGAGTTACTTAAATCGGCTAGAACTTTTAATAAAGCAGATTCCACATCCTGACTCAGTTGTGACATGGAATGTTTACGGGATTCCTCTGAATCACTATTCTCTCCAGAAGGAAGAACTATCACAACGTATTGGTTTATTAGCGAGCCAATGCTCAAATGAATTATAGGCTTTTCCATTTTCTAAAAATTTAATTGTGGAGAGTACAGGAATCGAACCTGCGCCTTAGGCACTGTTTTGTGTGTACACCCTTGCTCTAACCTCGCTAAGCTAACTCCCCATTGCTACACTCTCGCAGTAGCCATCGCCCGTGTCTAGTTTAAGCCTGCACAAATTTCCATACCCACAAACAAAAGGCTTATGCAACTAGACTGTGTCTGTCCCAAGCTTCGGGTTGAGCTCAAGGGGATGAACTTGTTTGTGGTTTGTATTTTTATGAAGAAATTAATCTTCAAGTTTGAAGTTTTGAAGATTTTTAGCTTCAACAACTTCATTAAAACTCTTTATTATAAACTCAAGGTTTTCCTCGAAAATAATAGGAGAAGGAATCTTTATAAATCGCTCCCATTTACCTCTTATCATTGCGAAACGATTACAATCCAAATACAGAAAATCGGTCTGACGTTGGTGAAACTGCTCCATTGCCTTGTAAGTATTGAAAATCTTAGTTTTTAGCTCCTTGCCACCTTCATAATACTCTAGCTTAAATGAAGTAGCACTTTCAATATTTAACCTTTTCTTAAGCTTCTTCATGATGAATACTTATCTTAATATCCCAAGATATTCGCTCTGCTCGTCTTCAATCTTATTATCTACGATCTGCATAGTAGAAAACAAGTGACCAAAAAGGAACATCATTCTATACTCTGTGTTGTAACCTCTATAGTAATATGGAACAACATCGATTCTGATAAACTTTTCAAGAATCCTTTTAACAAGCTTTTTCATATCTTAATTATTTTGAGTTAATTGTTCTAGGGCCTTTAGTACTTCCAAGCCTTTACCTCTGACTGGGACACGTTCTCCACGTGCAATAATGCCAACATATTTAGCAGACACTCCCTTTTGTTCACCTATGATTTGGTAAGGTGTTTTAACTGTTTTCCGGATTTTATTTGCCAGTGATTCCATTTTGTATAATTTTGTAGCATTAACACACTACAAATATAAACACTTTTATTTACAATAAACAAAATTATTTATTTTGAATGGCGATTTTATAAGAAAAAAAATAGAAGAATCTGGTTTTCAATTAGTTGAAGTTGCTAGGAAAATGAAAATTTCTCCGCAAGATCTCCAGAGCAAGCTTAAAAGCAAGGATATAAAGGTATCCTTTTTGTTAAATATCGCTCAATCGATAAACAAAAGTGTTTATTATTTTTTTGAAACGAAAGGTGAAAATTATGTTACTGATGAAAATAGTAACAATAACAGTAACAATAATAGTAACATTCCAAATGTAAATAAATTGTTACCAACTGAAACAATAAGTAAAGAAAAGCCTTTATTAGATGATAAAATATTCATGCCTCCTGATCTCTTCACTAGTTATGATCAAGAATTTCAAAAACTAGAATCAGAAATAAAGTTCTTAAAACAAGAAAACGCTTTTTTAATAGAAAACAAACGACTACTTGAGGATAAGATAGGGCTACTTGAAGGCTATGTAAAAATTTTGGAATACAAAGCATCCGGAAAACAAACAGGATAACCTCCGTATCGCATTTGATAGGAGGAAATAGTTATTTTCTGTCAAAATAGGTGAAAACGTATTTTTTTACTTCATTCAATGAATATTTAGTTCAAATAAAATCCGGCAAAATTAATATGTTATAAGGATACATCATGCGAAAATTAACATTTGATGTCTACATGATGATGGCAAATTGTTACGTTTCGGCTTCCTGGCCTTTACATTTGGTATTTCCCTTTAAGCATACGGTTATGGAGTATCAAATAAAATCAGGATATGAAAATATGGATATTAATGCTGTTCATGATTTTTTGAGTAATAAGAGCTACTGGGCAAGTGGTATTTCTTTAGAGGCAGTGAAGAAATCCTTAAAATATTCTTATTGTTCAGGTGTTTTTTATGGTGATGTTCAGGTTGGTTTTGGAAGGCTTATTACAGATTATACGACATTCGCTTATCTCGCAGACGTTTATATACTGGAAAATCACAGAGGTAAAGGACTTTCTAAAATGCTTATGGAGCATATAATGAACTTAGAATGGACTCATAATTTAAGGAGAATCTTACTGGCAACTTTAGATGCTCATGAATTGTACAGGCAATTTGGATTTAATCCCCCTGTAAAGCCTGAATCCTTTATGGAAATCAACAGGCCTGGAATATACAAGGGGTAGAATATTGGTGTTTGGATACTGTGATTAATGCTTAATTATTTACAGTGAATTTCTTATTGCGATTTATCCTTTTAGGATATTTCTTTCACAGCTACTAAGGTTAAAACAGCAATTTCCAAAGCGGTTTTCTTTTAAAAAGATGCCTGGACTCCTGTAGATATTCATCTATTATTCGCGGTTTTCTTGAAATTAAGTTTGTAATGGTGTCATTTTCCGGTTCCGGAACTTTAATTGCCAGATCATCAAGCTCCACGATATGCGAGGCCAGCCATTCCGGTAACTTCGCTTTTTTTGTTAATTGACTGAATAATTCATCCGGTGTAATATTGATATATTCGATTTTACGGCCTGTTACAAGGGAAATTTTTTCTGCCATTTCTATATTTGTAATAGCTTGTGGCCCTGCCAGAATAACGGAGTCTTGTTTTACTTCTTCAGATGTTAATAAATAATTTACGGCTACCTCTGCCACATCGCGGCTATCAATATAGTTTCTTTTAGCATTATCTAAAGATCCGTAAATTTTACCAAAATGTTGAATTGTAAACGTATTACGTTCCCAGTTTTGCATAAATGAATGAGGTCTCAGGCAACAAAATTCATCGATATTTCGTATAAGGTAATTATCTATTGTGTTATGCCATTGGCTGACTTTTACAATAGATAATGGCTGAACTATTGGTGCTGATAATTTAACAATTCTTTTGATACCACATTGTCTGGCAGCATTGATTATGTTAATTTCATATTCAATTTGATCCGGAGATGTAGCTGTCAGAAGAAACAAGGCATCTGCTCCGGAGCATACTTCCTTAAGCTGTTTTATAGAATTTAGACTGGCACTTACATAAGTGATATTTGATGAGAGGGGTACAGGGTAGATACGTTCAGGGCTTCTAAGAACGCCTCGTGCCATACAGTCACGGTTTTTTAGTTGCTGCATGATTTCTCTTCCAATGGTACCAGTACACCCAAAAACAACAATGACGGGCTTAGTTTTTTTCATCTTTATAATCTTTTATCTGTTGACGGATTGTTATTATTGCTGCGCCCAGAAAAGCTGAAAAAGTGATATTGAATCGTTCTGACGGAAGATTAGCGATGAAGGATAGAATGAGCCCCAAAGTCATCATTAATAATATGATTAAAAAAGATCTTATCGATTTGTTCCGCGCTAAAATTTTTCTCAATCTGAATTGCCATAATATGATAAAACTTAATATTGTCGATAGTAATGAAGACAGACCTATAGTTGAGTAGCTTGCTGCCATAAGCTCGGTTTTCTGAAGAAAGTAACCTGATAAAAAAGACATTAGAGCAGGAAATATATAGGAAGGTAGTGCTGCTGCAATCATAGATTGCATACTGAAATCTGAGGAAATATTGTTTTTCTCTTTCATGTGATTTTCCGTTGATTATTTATTTCTTGCCAATACGATAGGAGAGTGTTAATTTTCCGTAAGCCATGTTGGAAACAGAAAAATTGTTTACGGTTTTCTGATTTATGTCAAATAACTCATAACTGTTGAAAAGCCCTGCTCCTCCTTGTAACTGTAACCATATTCCGCCTGCAATACGCTGGTTTAGCTGTAGTCCACCATGAATGGTAGAGAACTGAGCATAGTCGGCTTCTTTGCCATTATAGCCGCGAAAACTTTTTAGTTTAAACCTTGTCCAGTCTATTGAACCAGCCAGACCTATCTGGGTATTCGGACCTACATTATAGAGCACATTTAGTCTTGGCCAGTAAAATTGTGCCAGCCATTTATTATCTGTACTTCTGTAGTCGATTGATATTCCGGGGGTAATTAAAGTTTCTCCGAAAGAGTGCAGTGCATGAACGCCAACGCCGATTTCGAAATTTGATTCAGGGCCAAATTTTTTCGATACACCAAGAATGCCGTCGAGAACTAAATTATCAAAAGAAACGGACTTTTCTCCTGCAAGTGCCGGCATAGCTATCGCCAGAATAGACCATTTTTCTGAAATAGGATGTCGGATAATTATGGTTGGTTTTATTTCCTGAACTCTTTTAAGTCGGTTTGGATCATCTATGGTATTGTTATCATAATTAAAATCCATCAGGCGATAATTCAGATTTCCAAAAATGCTTGTCTTTCCTATTTTAATTTGGGGTATAGGTATCCATGCATCATAGGTATTCAGTCTAAATTTATTTTCCGGATCCGGACTTTCTGGTGGTAAATCTTTAAATGTTGCTTTACTATGGCTTGTGACAGATATCCCACCGATATCCTGAATAATCTGAGCATTAATTTTGCCTGAAAAGAAAAAAGTTAAAAGAATGGCTAAACAAAAATATGACCATTTGTGTGTTAGGCTTTGTTTGCTATAAAAGGGAGATTTATGACTTCTTTTTTTTAGAATTACGAATGTTTTCATTTTCTCTGTATTTAATGATACAAAGATGAGCTGAAAACAAAGGAAGCTTTAAAACTAAACCACGCTTTACTCGGACAAATCTTGCATAAAAGTTGCCCGGTATTCTGAAGGTGTTACTCCGGTTATCTTTTTAAAAAGACGTCCAAAATAACTGGGATCCCCATAATTAAGCTCGAAAGCAACTTCGGAGATACTCTTTGTCAGGTCTTGCAAAAGCAACTGGCTTTGCAGTATATTAACTTTATTAATCCATTCTTTTGGCCCCTCGCCAATAGTTTCTTTTGTACATCTGTGAAGATAGTTTTCGGAAACAGATAAAGCATCTGCATAAAAAATAACCGATTTATGCTCCAGATAATTTTTGTAAACCAGCTCCTTAAAATTAAAAGTGATCTCAGCGCTTCGGTTCATATTTTTATTGAGCTCTTTAGCCGAAGTGAATATTTTCTGAAGACCAGCCTGGAAAAGGGAATAGCAGATGCCAAGCTTTGGATCCGGTTGGTAAATTTCGATCGTTAACAATTCAAATAAAGAGTCCAGCCAGATACTGCTTTCCTTTGGAAGGTGAATAACCACATTTGCGGAAAAAAGTTTAATCAATTCTTGTTTGGACAGAAGTTGATTTAGTGTCTGATCCTCGAATAAAATCATGTGTCCGGCGGCATCAGGGCTTACTTCTACCAGTGAAGTTACGTTTCCCTGTCTGACAAATAAGATTTCATTCTCTTTTATTGATATCAGATTAGCGTCTACTTGCTGTTTTGCGTTTCCTTTGGTAATATGAACTATAAAATTGAATTCGGGTCTGTGTAGTGGCGTGGGTACTTTGATAAAACCAGACGTCTTGGCTATATCATGTACCTGAATAGGTGTTTTTAAAATTGCAAAGTCAGAGGATATCTCCGGCATATATTGCCCTCTGAAATCTGTCGGAGTTATTCTCATGATTTTTGCCATAGTACAAAGTTAACAGCATATATCATACAATGCTATACATGTTTTATAAAAAAATTTTGTTCGGTTGCCACTAACACATTTCCGATGAATTAATATTTGGATAAAATCTGACCGTTTGAAATAGCCTAATTAATACTTGCTATTATTTATAGTTCATCGTGAGCAATTCTATCTTAAATTTTATAGGTTATTTATTCTTTTTTCCGTTGTCTGTATTAATGATGAATAAGTAAATTAAAATTACAAAATAAGCATATATCTCCGCTATCTATCTCTTTCTAAAATCTGTTCGGGATATTCTCTTTATTTTTGTCATAACAAAAAGTTAACAGCATATACCACACAATGTTATATGCTTTTTGTGTAGAAAAAAATGTCTGTTTCTTTTGTGACAAAACTCCGATCTATTTTTAAATTTGAAAATAAGTGGAAAAAATTCTACAGAAATGTAGTATTATGTGTAATTTTATTCCTTTGTTCCTGAAATATATTTATTGAATGTAAAAGCATCAAAAGATAGAGTTGAGGTACTATTGTGAGATTGGTGAAATTGCTGCTCGAAACAAATTGTTAAAACAATGGTTAGTATTGTAATTTTCGCTTTTGCATAAATTAATAAAAGATAAAATGTATGAATTATAAACTTGAACTTAACACACAAGGATCAGGTTCTAGTCTTGTTTTTAACAATATTGTATTTGATTCGTTCAAAGTTAATATTGTTGAAAGACATATTGGGTCAACGCGTTCTGCTTTAAAATTTAACCATGTATTATTTAAAGTCAGAACATTAGATGATGTTATTGTTAAAACTAAAAATGGCAATAATCGAATTATGATAAAAGGAGAGGAGTTGGTTATATATGAAAAATTAGTGAAGACACTGGGTTCATATGAGTATAGAAATAAACTTATTAACAGGAAGCAGGCTGATGAAGATTATGTTCACTTTATTTTACGCCTGGTTATTTTGAATTACGATCTCAACTAAGAGCCTATTTAAAATACTATTCGACAGGCTCAGAGTGACATTGTTTATCCAAAGCTTCTTTCTTTTAGAGCTGTCAGACTGAGCCTGTCGAAGTCTAACATTATTGAATTAAAATTTAAACATGCTCTAATGCTTTATTGATAAATTTTTACATTTAATTAATATTAATGTGACTGTGATATTTCATGGAGTACATTATTCATAGTCTTTAAGGTTGCAGTTTGTGATCTTAAAGACTTTCGTTTTTATACTTTATACCCTTAGGAATTTACATGCTGAATATTAATATGTTAAAGTGAAAATAATCAAATTAGAATTTTCTGTACACATCTCTGTTGATTGTATAAAATTTGACTTTAGCAGAAGATTGATTGAATTCTGATTTTCATAATGGGTAAAAGCAAGTATCTTTTTTAGCTTTAATGTATGAAATACATAGTCGATTACTGCTTGTATCGCTTCTGTCATTATTCCTTGTCCCTGGAATGTCGTCATTAATTCATATCCAATTTCACAACTGTTATTTTCGCTTGAAAGATCAAATAAGCTTACGGTACCTATAAGTGTATTCGTTTTAGTCAAGGTAATTGCCCAATAAAAAGAATTGCCTTTTTCAATGTTGCCATTGACACTTTTGATGAAATTTATGGCATCTTCTTTTGTTTTACAAATTGCGCGGTCAAGGAACTCGTTAATTTTGGGATCAGAACGCAAAGCAAAAATATCTTGCTCATCACCAATCGATAATTGCCTAAGAGTTAATCTTTCAGTTTTCAAAACCGGAAACGCCACTGAATTCATACCTGTTATTAATTTATATTTATTGAGCCTAGAATCTTATTGAATGGCTTGACTTCTGTTAAGTATGTAAATACTAAATATCGGACCGACAATAGGAATTAGAATTGAGATAGTAAACAGCATAAGTTTATTGTTATCATCCTTTTCTCGTAAAATAAGCCAGCAAGAATATAATAGCAATATCAGCCCTAGTATTAAAAATACAGGTAATGTTATCAGGTAGATTAGTTCTGCAGTTGATAAATCCATAGTACTATTTACATATTCCTGAAAGTTAATATTTATTTTGTTTTCGAATACAATTTTTAGTAAAATTATTGCATCTATAATATTGTACTATCAATAGTGTATATTTGTAGCCCCGAGCAGAATAACCATTTAATTTAACTAATTCTTATTAGCTCATTAGATGTCCTTTAATAAACAGTTTTGGTGGTATTTAATTAAAATGAATTAATTTAAATTTCACAACATTTATGATGAAGTCGGGAGTAAATCGGAATATTTTAATATCTTTATATAACCTATAAATACTGCTATTATGGCTAATATTGAATTTGGAGTTTTTAGTAAGAAAGAACCAATAAATCTAAATATACGATTTTATCACAACAAAATTGATATCAATACTAAAACTAACATTTTTATTTTTGAAAAAGATTTTCGCTTCAAAAAAATTTCAAAAGGTAAAAAGAGTACCAGGTATGTAGATATTCTTAATGAATCTATAAAAGAAAAAACTGATAAACTCCGAAGGATTGTCTATGATAAATTTGCAGAAGACTTTCCAAAAGGTAACATAATAAATTCTGATTGGTTAATAAAGCTTATTAATGAATTTCACGAACGTCCAGAAGGAGAAGATGACCCAAGATATTATCTCTATCCATTTGCGGAACAGCTTATTAAGGATATGCAGAATAAGATTAATCCTAAGACAGGTAAAAAACTAGATTCAAAAACAATTACCCGTCACAAGTATACATTAAGTCTTATTAAAGGTTATGAAGAATATTCTAAGCAGAAAGTAAGGACAATAAATGTTGATTTAAATTTTCATAATGGCTTTGTTAACTTTCTTAAAGATGTCCATAATTATGGAAATACTACTATTGAAAAGCAATTATCTACAATTAAGCAATACATTAGAGAGGCTGGACAGAAAGGATATAAAATTAATCCAGAAATTGAAAGCAGCAGTTTCACTATCAAAAAAGATGAAGTTATTGATACTTACCTAAACGAAGATGAAATAGACCTTATATACAATTATGATCTTTCTGATAGTAAAAGATTGGACAATGTTAGGGACTTGTTTATTACAGGTCTATGGACTGGACTAAGAATATCTGATCTAAAACGTATTAATAGTTTTGATATGTCTAACAATAGAATTAAGATCTCAGAGACTGAAAAGACTGATACTTTTGTTGAAATCCCTATTCACCCGCAATTAAGGCAAATACTTGAAAAAAGAGAAGGTGTCTTACCAGAAATTAGCGCCCAGAGGTTTAATGAGTATGTGAAAGAACTATGTGAATTAGTTGGAATAAATGAAGTTATTTTAGGGGGACTAAGAAATCCAGAAATTAATCGTAAAGAAAAAGGAAACTTCCCTAAATTCAAGCTCATTTCTTCTCATACTTGCAGGAGATCGTTTGTTTCTAATCACTACGGCAAATTAGATGATAAAACTATTATGGCTATTACTGGTCATAAATCACACAGTCAGTTTTTAAATTACGTCAAAACGTCTAAAAGAGAACACGCTGACAAACTGGAAAAATATTGGGAGGAACGGAAAAAACAAGGACAAGAAATGGTAGATAAGAGGTTGCAATTTATCTTCGGAGATAAACAAAAATAAAACATGGATAGATTTTTAAATGCGATAAAAGGTATTGATTTATTAGTAACTACAAAAGAAGAATGTTTGGCTCTTGTTTGGCAATATGGACTTACAGAGTCTGAACGACAAAGTATTACTCAAAAAGACTTAACTTTTGAGGCCTTGCCTAGTACTGTTGCAGATTATAACGCTTATAGAGAATTAGTTATTGATAGTTTTAAGGAGCTGAAAGATAAACTCTTTGAAGACACAAAAATACTTATCAAAGAATTTGATATAAAAACTGATCTTATCGATGCACTGCAAGAGAGAATCGCAAGAACAAGAAGATTTGCATCATCCAATTTCCTTGGTGTTTCAGACTATGAATCTGTCCCATATAAAGCTATAATAGATCAATGTGAACATTTGACGTATGATTTAAAAGATTTAAAAGCCGAAATCTTAGATTCAAAGGAACATGTATGGAAAGATATTTTTAAAGATGAGATGACATTTAAGTCTTTTAAAAAATACATTGAAGAGTGTATAGTTGAACCCTATGCAGATTTGTCTTACCTCTTTCAAAGACTGGCTAAAGAAAAATTATTTTTAGGAATTATTCCTCATTTAGGGTTTGCTAAATGGATGTCGAATAATGACTTTATTACCCATGGAAATTATACCAAAATACTTGATGAAAGAGGTTTTAGAAGCTATACTAAATCAGTAACACCAGAACGTACTCAAAAATTCAATAATATTTTCCGTCTTTAATTCCGATTGTCGGAAATTTCTGCTTTACATAAGAATGGTATATTAACGACCTTCGTACCATAATTTAAATATAAAATTAAATATATGGAAAATAACACCATTCAGTTTTCCCAGATTACAGTAGAAGAACTGGGACAATTTATCGAGAAAAAGATTGAAAGTGCAATCAAGAAAAGTGCTATTACTAGTAAAAGTGAGGAAAAATCTTTTTATACTAGAGACGAAACAGCTAAACTTCTAGATGTCAGTTTAACAACTCTTCATAACTGGAATAAAAACAATATTTTACTTGCAAAAAAAATCAGACGTAGAGTCTATTACTCCAAAGAAGATGTTATGGCTCTTCTGAAATCCTAAATAACATCCCTGACAAGATATTGAGCTCTATTCTTGTCTTCCTTTTTATTACAGTTCGGATGGTGCACACACACTGTTTACACTCAATCATAAAATAATCAAATATTTAAACGTAATCATTTTTATGCGATTCAACATCGTGTACAGCTATTGCTATGTCTAATTTTCAAACATTACACAATATGATAAACAAAATAAATTGTTGTACAAACAGAGCAATTATAAGCTCTTTTCAGGATATCGAAGAAGTTGTTAACTTTATTAAAACTCCTCCACCAGAACATATTAGACTTGTGGAACAAGCGAGATCTTTAGATAGAAAATCAACGGAATATGGTGAGATTAAAAGAAATCGTTTGCCAGCTATTTCAGTTGGGTTTAATTTTTCTAATAATTATATTACTGGTAAGAATATAGACGCTCCGACTGGTTATATATATTTGGATGTAGATGGTGCTATTGAAACAGATTTTGAGATCAATACGGCCTATGTATGTGCGTATTGGCGGAGCTTGTCCAATACAGGTATGTCATTAGTTGTAAAAGTAGAAGGCTTAACTCCCTACAATCTAAAAACAGCTACTACAGAGATAGCTCGATTATTAGATATTCCACATGATACCCAAGCAGTTTCAATTGATAGACTAATAGACTAACAGTATTATCCTACGATCCTAATGCTTACTATAATGATAACACAGATATTATTCCTATACCAGAGATACTACCTACAACTGACGCATTGACTCCATTACAAACTGAAAAAAGTACCCATTCTAATAATATTAAAGAGAGTATATCACTAGGGTATGATTATAATGGGTATAATTTAAGATTTAATAATCTGAATGAATTACTAAAGTCATATAATATCGAATATGATGAAAATGGATTCTATGATTTAGGTAAAGACAATAAATTAAGTTATGCGCAGGTATTTGTTCCATTCAAACCTGTCAATGTTGGAACAAGAGAAGCTGTACTAAAAAGTATTACTTATCAACTATTAGCATTAAATAAAGACGCTCCAGAATCTCTTTTGCTAAAATATCTACATTCCGTTAACTATAAGGCGATGAACCCTCCATTAGAGATGCAAGAGGTAAAGATCACTTTTGACAAGGCATATGATAAAATAAAGGGTATAACTCCAATATTCAATGCTGAAAGGCGATTTCTTTATGATCCATATAGAGATTTATCCGCACGAGAAAAAAGACAGCTCAATCTAAAACAGATACATAAAGATACTGTTACTAGAACCACAAAAGAATTATTAGATATTATGACTGCTTGGGATGATAAGCAATATGGTAAAATGACAATTAAGAAGATTACGGAAGTATCAGGTAAAAACAAAAAGACTGTCCAGAAATACTATAGTGAATTAAAAAGCCGAATATCTTTACTAAAAATTGATTCTTCATGATAATTGTAGAGATTAGGACGTTGCTATAATCTTTTGACTTGTTTTATATAAACTAATCTCCAATATTTAGTATAGAATGAAAATCCTTATTGTGTTATAAAAACAAATAAAAACATTAAAGATCAAAAGCTAAACTTAATATTTATATATAAATGACCAAAATTATGGGAAACCGTAATAATGAATTTAATTTTAAATATTATATTTGAATGTCATCAATATTATTGTACAATTAAGTTAAAAAAGATTTAAAACATACTTTCATCAAAGAATAATAGAATCCAATACACAATTAATATATTAATATATGTCAGAGACGAAATATAAATGGCTATATAAAAAGACTCCTAGGTCTGTAGAACAACTAAGACTATGGCCTGAAAACCCAAGATTAAATCCTGCAGAAAAACATGTTCATATTAGTGATTTTGTTGAAGATCTAATATATGAAGATTCCGATAAAAAAGAATTTTTTAAGTTATTAAAGTCTATTGCAGAAGATGGCTTTATTCCCGCAGATCCAATTGTTATATGGAAAAATGAGGAAAATGGTAAATCTTATGTTGCTGAAGGCAACAGACGGGTTATAGCTCTGAAGCTACTTAGAGAACCTAACAAAGCTCCCAAGAGTATTCGAGGTTATGTCAGGAACCTATCTTCAAAAATGGATTTAAAGGAGATTGAAAGAGTATATGTTAATTCTGCCCCTACATTTGAAGATGCTGAATGGTATATTAACCAAAGAAATAGTATATCATCGCTTCAACAACGCTGGTCAAGAATACAACAACAAAGGTGGATAACAGAGTTATATGAAAAATACTCTGGAGACATTGATAAGATAACCTCGATTACTAAAATGTCTTTAGCCGAATTAGAGAGCTTCATTCGTATACTCAAGATAAATGATTTTGTGAAAGATGATTTTGTGAAATCTAACTTATCTAAAGAAGAATATGAGAAAGCTTCTTCTTATAAGTTTCCAATTTCAATTTTAGAAAGATTTTTTTCAAACAAAGAGGTAAGAGAGAAATGGGGTGTTAATTATGAAGGAATTGATGTCAAGCTAGTAAATAGGAATAGTTTCTTAAAAGCATATTCACAGCTAATTAAAGATATTGTAAATAAAAATAGTAAAAACCCTATTAATACAAGAACTATAACAACAGATTTAGAATCTATTTTAAACAAACTTCCTTCTGTTGATATAGAAAACCCCGATATAAATATTGAGGAATCAAATAGTTCTTCCGTATCTTTGCCAATAGTACCTGAAGGAGTAACAGAAAATGAAGCAAATAATGAATTAGAACCATCTGAAGAAACAAAACCTTTAATTATAAAGAATGACCCTAATCGAAGTAGATTGGTTCTAAGCATTTATAATGTAAATTCAGATAGTCATAGAATTTCAGGTTTATTTGATGAATTAAAAAAAATTCCTATTAGTTATAATAATTGTATTGCGTCATCAGTACGTGTCTTTTTAGATTTGTGTATCTTTAAATATATAGAAACTGAAAGTCTTGAATCCAATATAAGTGAACATTTTAAAAAGTCTATTAAAGACGTTAGTTTAAAAAATAGGATTGAATACCTAAAACAACATAAGTTACCCGAAAAGCAGAAAAAAATAGCAGAAAAATTACTGGAAAGTAAAAATGATTTTAGTCTTGATGTATTGAATGGGTATGTACATAGTCAAGATACTCATTATTTAAATAAAAACTTTTTAAATAGATTTTGGGATTTTTTATTTCCTTTGTTGCAATATTTAATTGAGATTAAAGAAGAAAAATAGAATGAAGCACTATTCCCCTCTAAGATATCCTGGTGGTAAAAATAAATTGTCTGCATTTCTTGCCAAGATATGTATTGATAATAATATTAATGGTCATTATGTTGAGCCTTACTCTGGCGGAGCTTCTGTTGCTCTTTATTTATTATTAGAAGATTATGTTTCAAAGATTACTATTAATGATAAAGATAGATCTATTTACGCTTTTTGGTATAGTGCTTTATATAGAAATAAGCAGCTATGTGCTTTAATTGAAAATACCGAAATAACAATTGAAGAATGGAAAAAACAGAAAGCTGTACAACAGAATAAACAAAATGCTAATTTGTTAGAGCTTGGCTTCTCGACCCTTTTTCTTAATCGAACTAATCGTTCTGGAATAATAAGCGCAGGAGTAATTGGAGGAATTGAGCAACAAGGCAATTACCTTATGGATTGCCGATTTAATAAGCAAGAAATTATAAATAGGATAAAACTTATTGCTTCAAGGAAGAAAGATATACGACTATTTAATAAAGATGCATTAAAACTTATAGATAAAATTCAAAAAGAAGCTGTAGACCAAAATATTTTGTTTTATTTTGATCCTCCTTATTATTATAAGGCTGAATCCCTTTATATGAATCATTTTAATGAAAAAACACATAGAAAGGTAAGTGATAAGATTAAGTCCATAAAAGATATTAAATGGATTGTATCTTATGATAATGTTAGAGAGATAAGAGAGTTGTATGATACTGTAGACTATAAGGAATACTCATTTAAACATACGGCTTATAGTAGTAGAGTTGGCCAAGAAATTCTTTTTTTCTCGGAAAGATTAATACGCCCTAATAATGAAGAAGATTGGAATCCTGTCTTTTATAAGAGAAAAAACAAAAAAATAATCTATAAAAAACCTAAGGAGGATTCACTTTTAATTCCATAAGTAAGAAAATAATCTACGGAATGATCAAAATTCATCTAATTTAATTCAGTTTAATGACTAAGTTTTTAAACTTATCCCCACAGAAATCAAAAGGAATTGATTCAAAAGTTTTCAATAATAGCAGGCATCTTTATAAAGATGCTTTACTTTTATCAAAAAACAATTCATACCCAAGAGCTACCTCACTAACAATATTAGCAATAGAAGAATGCATAAAGGCTATTTATATCAATTTACATATACAGGGAGTAGATATTTACAAAACTAAATCAGCTTCTAAAATATTTAAAAACCATGGTGAAAGACATAATATAGCTAAATCAATAGAAATTATATTGGGTATTATTGGACTAATTAATACACCGTCTTCTATTGCGCTAATTAAAGATGACAACTTTAAATCATTAGCAAAAGCTAAAAATATTTTACAATACCCATTACTAATTTTAGAGACAATAACAAGGCTTATAAAAATTGGAAATTTTAATGATCTAAAAAATAATGGACTTTATGTTGATTACTACAATGAAGTTTCTATTCCTGACGAGGTTATTTGTATAACTGATTTTAGTTCAGTTAATGAAATATACATAAGAATATCTCAGTGTTATAAATTCTTAAAACTTATTAGTAGGGAAGAATATTTAGTTAAATTAAATACATATGGACTTGATAGTCTAAGAAAAGGGTTGATAAAAACCATTAATCAGCATATTAATTGTAAATAAGACTAAAAAACATCAACAAACCCACCATAACTCACTTTCAGTCCAGAGTAATTCATTTGTAAAGTAAACTGGGTTTCTTCTGGAGTATGAGTTTTTATTAGTGTAATAATAGCACAGCCTGACTTGTTATTGTAGCTGTTGTGATAATACCATTTAAAGGTAGAGGTGTTAGTTTCCTCTACCTTTTTTGATAACTCTTCTACTTTACCATAAGACTGTTGTCCCCATTTACCCGACACATTAGCCATGTATAACTCGTTATTGACCTTGTAAAACACAAAGTATCCACCTCTGTCTAAATCAAACTGGCTTGTATCTTTGAAGAACCCCTGTTTAGACGATGATATAAAGTATTTTTCACCGTTAATAGGAGGCGTTTCAGCGATGTTTTTGTATCCAAGGTCGGAATATACATCGATTGTAATAGGCGGTTCTTTTGGCTCACAAGATGCCACAATAACTATCGTAAAGACTGATAAAAGCAGTTGTTTTTTCAATAGCATGGTATTATTTATACAAAACAAATCCGTTTTTAGTTGTTTTATTAATGACCATCAGTTTATGACCAAAAAAAACAAAGTAAAACTGATACTTGCCACCCTGTGTGAGAACTGTCATATAGCTATTCCCCGAAGAAGTCTGAGAGTTTTCTGGAGTACTTATAATCGAATATTTTTCTACTCCTCCGTCAATCTTCTTTATAGTTATAAGTTTTGTTTGATTGTTGAGTCGTACTGTACTTACTGTATTAAGTATTTTCCCAATATTTCCACCTTTTAATATGCTGAATAAAGAATATTCTTGGGTGAATACATTTTGTATAACTCCAGAACTCATATCTTTGGATATAGCAGGTTCTTTTATCTTATTTACCCAATCAGGAAACATGCTTTTTTCGGGTATTTTTATATCTGGTGGCGGCATATAACTAAATGCACCTGGGCCGATCCCAGAATTATCCATCTGTGCAAAATAAAAATTATTAGTAATGATAGCTATTACAAATAATGTTAATATCTTTTTCATGTTTTTATTAATTAATAAGTTGGACGGTGACCAGATGTCGAGTCATATTTTCCAAATGACATTGCTAGGAATCTTGCTTTAATGTAATTGGAATCTCTATCTGGGATGTAAGTATGTAGTCTTTTGATAACTTCCGTTTCAATTCTGAAAAAATATTTCTCAGGATTCTTTGAGAATTCCAGATTAAACTTGTCAGACTCCGCCATCAATAATACAAAGGTGAATAACGCAATATCATCTTCAATGGTATCGAAGAATTCATCTTTAGCCAATCGTGCTATATTTGGAAGATTTGGATTTCTCAATTTTTCAGCAGCTAATAGTCGATGATATAGAACATCTCTCAGATTTTGCCTTTTATCTATACTTCCAGACATTCTATACATATCAACGATTGTTCGGGTAGTTCCTTCTATTGGATTGAATATTGACCCCAATGCAGATAATACACTTCCCACACTACTATTTTTTAGAACCACTAACATTAATAGTTTCATCTAACTTTGATGATTCCATTAGTACAGATCCTACACGTTTATAAACAAAATGTTTTCCACATGCTTCTATAGAATAAGTTGCATGTCCTAATCTGTTGATTTTGTCTAGAATTTTGATGTCTTCTTTGGGACAGTTCTGTTCAATAGCTACTGTTTTGATGACTTCTTTGTCGGAATAGCCCATTTGACCAATTGGAGATACTCCACAGCTAGATAAAAGGATTGATGTTACACCACCTAATAGTAATAATGGTTTTTTCAT